CATTCAGTTCCAACAAGTCTATCTCAGCTTGTGTTAAAACATCAGTTAAAATGTCCATATGCGTCTAACCTCCTTGTGAGTTAAATAAGCATTTTGTGGCATACCCATTTTACAAGTATGCCACAAATTAATCAGAAATTACAGTTATTAAGCCTGTCCGGCATACGCCAGGTTGTTGGCCTTGATATTGATGAACCTCATCCATTTTTTACGTGCATACAGAATCGGCACACCGTACAGGAGGATCATCCACCTATAAGAAGGAGCCAATATTGCCAAATCCATCTTCATCAAAGGAGCAAGCTGCTTGAACGCAATAACAGTTGGGTCCAGCTGACCCATGAATGCTGAGAATGTGTTGGGCAGTCTGAAATTCTTATCGTTAATTACAGTTTCAGCATTAGCGTCTACTGACAAAGCTGGAACTGTGGCTATATGGTAGAACGTTAATCCGTCCTTTTCAGTCCTGTATATCTTGAAAAACTCTGGAGCAACCGCTATAGATGCAGCGTTTGTTATGGTAAGTGGTACATGCTTGACCCCATCATCAGATGATGCAAATACAGCACTAGCTGCTGCAGTAGGTGCTGACTCACCGTATCTATTACAAGCAGTAACCTTGTACTGGTACGTACCTGCTACGGATACAACACCTTTTGCAAAGTCTCCATCAGTTCCTGTTAAAGCCCCGCAAGCTACGGATGCCGGAGCTGTTGGTGCTTTAGGAGATGAAGCACTGGCAGACAACGGTTTGGTTTTCTGCAAGAACAAATCAGGATTGAACTCAACCTGTCCACCGTGTGTCTGGAATTTGTTAACTACCAAGCCAGCCTGGTATTCTCCTTGGCCTGTAGGCATGATAACTCTTTCCTTGGGGAAAAATTGCTGACTAAACACGCTCATAACCTCAAAAGGCAAGAACATATCAGAAGGAATGCCGTAATTTTCCAGAACCATCTGAGCGCCCCAGTTTATGTGACCTTCAGACATGTCGTTATTCTTGAGGTCTACTGTGTTTTCAGGATCAATTAGATTATCAAGTCCATCAAACTCAACACCTTCATTGCCTCCAACTCCCAGCTTGCTATTACCCCAAAACAGTGCATTTTCAATCTTTTTCATGAGCCACAAAATACCGTTTTGATTTTCCAGCGCCATGACATCACCGTGGGCACCTCTTACCATGGTCATAGGGTGTGAAACTTCCCTTGTAGTCCCAAGGAACTTCACAAATGCTGTCTTTCTAGCATAAGTGCTATCCTCAGTCTCAGGCATTACGCCACCAGGTGCAAATCCACCACCTTCAGAACCGTAAGAAGCCAACTGGTTGTACTCCTCAACAGTGCTATATGCCGGCACTTTCTGAATCTTTTTCCATAACTTGATGTGCTGATCTGTATAAGTGAGAACCTTCAAAGAATTCTCAAGGCTTTCTACTCTCAACGCATCTCCACCAGTCATGGATGTATGCTGAGTCTCATAACCAGGAGACAGAGCCTTGTTCAAGTTAGCAAGGTCATCACCAGATGACATACCAAAACCCTGTAAACCGCTGTTGATATAATCTGACATTGTTACCATTGTTGTATACACCTCCATATTAATATTGTGTAGTGTGTGTTTTACGCTATGATGTTACTTTATTCCAAGCCCAACTTGGATTTTACTTCTGGTCTCAGTGCAGCTCCAGATTCAAACGACAAGATATCCATAGGAGTAATGACGGTATCGCCTTTCATCAGCATATCAGACATCTTGGAACAAATTTGAGACTTGGTAAGGTTTGATCCTTCAGCAGCCCCTACGCTTTTTGCAAGTGGCCTTTCAACCACATTGATGGGCGCAGTTGACACAGATTTCCTGACTGTTGGAGTTCTTTCAATACCATCCAACCTTTCCACTATAGTGGTGATATTAGCCTGTATACCATTCATAGCCTTAATAACAGATGACTGTGCTTTAGCTATTGAATTGATGGACTTGATCAGCACTTCATTCACCTTTCCCTGTCCAGATATGGAGTCATTAACTGACTTGTGAACATTCTCAATAGCATCCGATGTTGCTTCAGTAAGAGCCAACAAAAATTCGCTGACTTCCAGTGCTTTCTGCACATCTTCCTGCTCCATGAGCGCTTCCTTCATGGATTTCGAAGTGTCATCACCTTCATCTCCTGTATCACCCTTGTCTCCTGCTTCTGATCCAGCGTCATCAGCTGTATCATCAGAACCCTCAGCAACTTCGTCTGCCTTTAGGTTGTCACCTTTGTCTTTGTCAGATTTCACTAAGGTTGTATTTACCCCAGTACCCAACTCATCAGCAGCTGCGTCCAGCTCGCCCAAGGATTTTAACAAATCCTGAGTTCCCTGAATTTCTGTAGTTTTTCCCATGAATTTTACACCTCCCACTTTATTGTATAGCTTTAATGGACTTTAAAAAATCAATGGATTGTTGTCTTGACCACCCTTTGGTTAGTTGGAAATAAAGAATAGACTCATCAACGCCTAATGATTTGGTAGCCAACATTTCCTTGATTTTCTTTTTCTTTTCTTCATCCCTGCCAAATGGGGCAAGTTTTGTGAGTGCTGACTCCAAGTCTTCAGGTTGCAGAGCACCCCCACCTGCTTTATTGGTAGAATCAGTTTCATAGCTCGGCGTGAGCGCTTTTAACACATCAACTTCACAACCATTGGTGAAAGACTTGACCACAGCATCCCACGTAGCTTTTGGATTTACAGGGTTTGGGGTTATGGCTATGTTGTACAACTTTGCTTTCACTATCCGATTGCCTTGACGCTCCAGCACTTTTCCTTCCACAGAAAATCCCCAACGCCTGGGAGCATTGGACTTTTGTAATGCTACAGCTACTTCCCAAACGTGGTCAGCTACAACCACACCTTTTAGTATCTCACCCTCAACCCATAGTCCTTCAGATTTTATGCAAGTTTTGTTATTGGGGTATCCAACAATTTTTGTGTTGTCGTGGTCATAGTTAAAAAAACCACTACCCACTAAATCAGATATGTCCAAGCCCTTTTGCATAATGCTTTCACCCTGTCTGTCTCTGTCAGATGTGGACGCAAACCCCTTTATAATCCGCTTACCCTCTGACTCAGACTTCTCAAGGTCTGGTTCGATATTCATGAAAAACCCAAAATCATTACCCATGTGTTCCTGTTTCATGTCATTTCATCACCCCTTTCTTACTCTGGGCATTATGAGAAAAATTTAGTCCACTCAAATACATAAACAATTATCCCATTACCCAAGGCATTATTTTATCAATACAAAAATATTTTAGCAAAAATGGGCATAAAAAAAGAGTGGACAAGCTTCCACTCTTTTTTACACGTATTTTGTTCAATTTTCTATTATACGTATCACCTTCATACTCGGTGCTGTCAAACTCTTTTCAACGTCCTCTTCTGTCATTTCGTTGTATCCTTCACCCTCTGACTCTTCATCCACATCTCCCATACCATACAGGTTATCCTCATCATCAGGGATGGCCCCATCTTCTCCCTCTGGCACCTCCTCACCCATCTGGCCTTGCTGTTGCTGCATCATTTCATTCTGTTGTTGTATACCCAGATAACTGGTATAAGTGGTATCAAGTACAATATCGCCATTAGGCAGTGGTTCCAAGTCCTTTTCCTTTCGTTTTTCATTGAGGGTTTTGAATGTTTTGACTTCTTTACCATCTATATCCAGTATCTCACTATCAGTCTTAACATCTATGCCCACAAAATTAAATACAAAACGTGGATCAAACCTGTATATCACGTGTTTATTAATCATTGACTCCAAGAATCTCAACAAAGGTCTCAAACCTTTGTCCTTTGAATTCTTCAGCCTATCCTCTATACCGCCGTCAGACAAACCTCCACCTGATCCAGACACACCACCACGGTTTGGAAAATTAATTTCAGCTGGATCCATCTGAAACACTGCACAAGCTATGTTTATCAAGTAGTTCATCCACTTCTCAAATTCCATTTCCCTATTGGATTGGTTCACACTTAAATACTGCAATTCACCGTCATAATTTAGTATTGGAGTTTTCCATGCACCTGTCATACCCATTACTTGCGCAGTCCATTGTCTCCTAAATGCTTCAAATAAGCTAGTATCCATCTGCTTACCTTTTAAGTTGAGTATGCCCTTAGTTGTGCCCCCTTGGCTAAAAAATCTGCTATTATACTCCTCTGCCCAAAGATGTGATGTTATTTGTGTTATAAGTTGTTCCAACTCACTAAATCCATACGGTTGTAGTCTTACATCAGTTCTTGGGTTTCTAACCCCAAAAGCCATTTCTTCAGCTGTAAATGAAGCTTGCACTGAATTGTTAAATACTTGTACCCATTGTATCTTTTCTGAATTAGTCGATTCTTCATACCCAGGCAAATCAGAAAACTTCTCACTGGCTGCTCGCATAGTAGCTGCATCAACCGCTTGTATCTCGGCAGGTCTACCCTTCCTATCAGGCACTATTTCAAAACAAGCTTGGTCATAAGTCAGTGAGTCCCTCATAAGTTTTCTTACAAACCCATCAAACCCATCTCGTTTACTATCAAATGAAAACCCACAATTTTCCAAAAATAGCTCCATAGCTAACATTATACTGTTTTCTTCAGAAGTGGCTACGTGCTTTGGATCACGTGTACGGATTTTAAACCCAATACCATCATCAGTGAATCTGGCTGGCTGTGTGAAAGTTGATATCTGGTTAACCCTAGTAGTAATGATAGAAGCAACTACAGCATTTTTAACAGACATATGCCTCAAAATCTCATAACTTAGGCTGTATGGTCTGTCTTTAAATTGCAAAGCATCCAGCATATTAAAAGGATCACTCATAAATGCCTTTGGCTCTTGTGCTGGTAGTGATTTCTGCAAAGTCTCAAAATTGTTTTGTATATACATGCCTTGTATGGATTTCTGCACTATATTAGAGATTAAACCCCCCATTGTTAACACCCCCCATTAGCAGCAACATACGTTGCCCCACTTAGAATATCCCTATATAATACAGACTTAACAAGTTTGCCTATATTACCCTGTACTGCTGCATGTAGTGTCTTCATCTTTTCTGTGATTATCTGTGTATTCCAATCATCCACAGACGTATCTGCTGTTATATAAATGATTTCACTATTACTCTGTGTGTTTAACCTGTTCACCCTGCCTGCTATCTGTACGTTATCTACAGCGCTAAATGGTGGGGTCACAACTATCATAGTCCTTGGTTTACCACCCTTATCGTCATCCAGAGACAAACCAGCTCCACCCTTCTCTGGAGTAACTACAGCCACGTCACAGTCTCCATTCTGGAACTTGTCTACTTCATTGGTCACTGAGGCATCACCGAATATTTTGGACACTTTTATGCCCTTTTCAGACAAATCATCGCATAATTGCCTTATAGTGCTGTCAGATATCATAGTCTCAGCACCTGTGTTCTTTTTATCAGCAATCTCAGAGTCATTGACCCTCGTGGCAAATACTACAACTTTTCTGCCCTCTTTGAGCTTACTGTCGATCAAACTCTTGACTGCATTCAATTTGTGGGGTTCCTGGAATCTTCTCTGTGCCATCAGCATAATAGCTGTATTATTAGAGTTATCCCCGTAGTGTGCAGCTATCCTATCCAGTTCTCTGTGAGCTGACTGTGGTAGTGAAATCCTATGGAATTTAACAGTCACCTTATCCATGGACACCTCACGCTTGGCAGTTATCCCCAGATCAGACAGTTCACTAAAGAAATTATCAATACCCTCAGCAGCTTTCTCTAGTGGTACAGTACGTACCCACTCACCAACTCTTCTGTTACCAAGTGTCTTTTCTTCATATCTGTATCCCAGTTTATACATGATTTTTGAGAAGCTATTGGCTTCAAATATACCTAGTTTTTTCATGTATTGCATGTGTTGAGCCTTGTCTATTGGTGTAGCTGTAGCGTACATCACACCTTTGGCTTCATCAGCCATCTCCATACCTTTTTTTGACCTATTGGAATCTCCCACATTTTTCATGGAATGCGCTTCATCGAAAACAATATAATCCGGTTTGTCCTTTACCTTGGAAAGACTGGAGTATGTTACCATATTAATCTTACCTGATACTAGTCTACCAGTTGTGTTATCTACCACATTAAGTCTATCTTTAATACCTAGTATGCCGGCATCTTTACCAAATGCTGTATTCATTATGCCTGTATTTGGTACTACTATTAGCACCTTGGCACCCTTAGACATATAGTGGTTAGCCACCACTATCTCCTGTATGGTCTTTCCAGCGCCTGTACCATCTGAAAGCAAAAATCCACCATAAGAATCCATGGCTGCTATCGCAAGATTAGCACCATCTAACTGATGCGGTCTCAGGAATTTGCTAATAGTTGGATCAAGTTTTTGTTGTTCTCCAGCAAGCTTTCTACCTCTGGTGTTGATAATTTTCCCATATTCTCCATCTTTGACATCTGATAGAGAAAGTCTGTAGTCAAGTCCTGTGAACTCTGCACGCTTTCCGGTTGCTGCTTGGGATTGTGTAGTATTATTTGATGACTCAGCATATACATTACCACTCCTTACGGCTGCCACAATTTTATCCATCTTTTCCTTGCTTACCTTGCTTTTTTCAAATGACCAAGCCTTCTCCCCACCTTGACCCCACCTTCCACCACTCTTGCTGATTAAGTCCTTGGCAGGATATGTGTTACCTACAATTATCCACCTTCCATTGGATTCCCTGTAGTTTACTTCATGTACTGCCCTGGTCTGGATGGGTTGCTGCGGCGCATTGCTTTGGGCTGGAGCTTCTGGTTTAGTCTCAGATGCTTCTCTTGCTGAAATGCTGTCATCATACATCTTCTTGTAGTATTTGAATGTGTTGTTCAGCACTTCTGTGTCTATACCAAGTTGTGTACGCCCATACTTGGTCAGCGCCCTGGCTATTAGATACATACCCTTGGGTGCTGTTGGTGTACCTTTGATGACGTTACCTATTTGCCAGTCAACCTGATTGTATCCAATTCCATCATCCTTTATTGGAGCACCCCTACCCAGCATAAGGTCATTCAGCTCACCAAGTCTCTGTGGGCTGAGTATTTTCTCACCAGCAACCACCTTATCGGGTTCAATCAAGGCAGTCTTTGCTGACTGGGCTTTTTCCTTAACTTCTGGTACACTAGATTTTACATCTATTTTGCTCAAGGTTTCAACCGGAGGAGCTTGCTTGACTTCTTTACTGTCTTGCTGAACATACTTCTTTATGGCCATGCTAGCACGCATCCAATTTATGCCTTCATTAGCATCTTCTTTCCAGGCAACACCTTCCGTCTTTGCTAACTTAAGTGTTGCTGCTCTTACAGCTTTATCTTTACTGCCCAGTGCTCCTGCTAGCAAATCCTTGCCTTGCTGCTTGGCCTTTTGCTCATCTGGTTCATTATTAACATGAAAAGTCTGTAGAAATGTCTTACCATCCTTGTGAACCACTTTTGTTTCTGCTGTCAATACACTTTTCTGTAGATTTATGAACAAATCCATGGGTCATCATCCCCCTCCCTTAAAAACCAAGTCACCTTTTTTGTCAAACCCAAACCCAGCAGGAAGCACATTCAAGGTACACGAACAATTGGGGTGAAGTGTACCCAAAGTTGGAACCCAATTAATCATCTTTTTCTTGTAGTTATCACCAAAAGCCATCAGTTGTGCTAGTGTGAATACTCTAGGAGTAATGCTGTCTGCCTCAAGATACAAACGCTTGCAGTGTTCGCAGGCATCCGCACGTGGGCGCTTAAACACTCGTATCTTTGTAGCATCCTTGCCACCAGACAATATAGCCATGGCATGACCATTCAAACGTGCGTCCCAAAGTTCAGTGTGCGCCACCCTCTGCCAATCTCTGTCATAGTCCTGTGTTATACTTCTCAGATTAGACACCAACTGGCTCCTTGACTCTCTATTAATAATGGCTTGCTGCACTTCATCATTTATAGCTTGCTTCTCAGCCAATATAGCCAGTGATTGCTTACTATCTGTGATCATACTGTCCAGAACCCTGTTCTTTATAGTATTAGCTAATCCAGACACATACATAGCAGCATGTCTCTCAGCCCATGTTAACGCCAACTGTTCCTGTTTAGTCAGCGCCACTTTCTTGGCTTCTGCCTTTAGTTGCTCAAAAGTCAAGTTTTTGTGCTTAGATTGATCCATGAGTTGAGCAAGTTTACCATACACATAGGCGTTTTTTACCATAGGTATAACAGACTCAGGAATGCCCAACTTCCTCAATAAATCAATAGGTGGCTTTTGGCCACCTACTGCAAAATACAACATTGTTTTAGTATGATTGTCTATTATAGACAATATTTTTTCATATTGTTGTGGGGTTAATGTCCACATATGCACACCTTCTTAATAACAACTTGGGCCAACACAGTCTGTCTTGCTATCACCACCACGAGTCACGTCCACCCTATACCCAGCGTTTTTCATGTCTTTACGAATGTCATCCATCATAGCACTAAATCTCTCATTCCAAGGCATGTTGTAATAGTCTACGCCACCCATGTTCACTTCTATCTTGTTGTACTTATCATTATAGCCGACAACACACTTAACTTCTGTTGGAACCACAGTTTGTAGGTTAGCAGCTACCAGCTTACAAGCATCTACACAAGACATTGGCTCTTCCAGTGTAATTTTGTCTTCGTCAGCAGTCCTGTTCATCCATGACAACCTCATGATTTCTGTCTCTATGTATGGTTTACTATTAAGGGTGTCCCAGTTACCCAGATACATCTGATTGACAAGATATTTACCATCATTCTCCGTTGTATCTATGGACACTATACCAATTAAACCATTGTAGTTCATGGTTATGTCTCCAGGAGACAACCTACAGCTAGCATCCACCGATGTTGAGAACTTCTTGTCCCAGCCCTTTGACTGTACATAAGCCATCATCTGTCCAGGGTACTTGGAAAACTTCATCATTCTCACCAATGCTGGGCTTAGATCATTATTAGACTTGAACAACCTACCTGATTGGTAACTCTTCAGCATATTCACAACGTTCAAGTCATCTATGTTTGGTCTGGGTGAGTCCATTATTTTCAACTCTTTATCTGTCTGCCTCATTTTCAACACCTCCTGATTATTTTAAATTAAGGTCATCGCCGTCAAGTATACTCTTCACAACGTCCTTGCCTTTTGTGTATTCCAATCCCAACACAGTTATAACATCAAAGTTGGACATGGACTTCTTGGTCTCATCCTTATTGATTAT